GTCCCACCATTGGCAATCGCTGTTGGTATATTGGGAGCAATACAAGTTGCCTTAATTGGACAACAACTTAACGCAGCACAAGCACTTGCTGGTGGTGGTAGAATTAGAATGGGTGCAGGTGGAATGGTAATGGGTCCATCACATGAAAATGGTGGGGTTTCCTTTGCTTCTGGTGGAGTTAATCTTGAAGGCGGGGAAAGTGTTATCAACAGACAGAGTTCAATGAACTACGGTGGTTTATTATCATCCATAAATCAAATGGGTGGTGGACAACCACTGGTGAATAACCCATCAAACTCATTAAGTGAAGAAAGATTGATTCAAGCAATTGCTAAAACAAGACAGGAACCAATTAGAGCGTATGTTATGAATAGTGAAATAACAAACGGACAAGCGATAAACAGAAGGTTGGAACAATTATCCACCATATAATTTAATGATATTTATAGATAATGATTAAAATAATTGATTTAGATATTGAAGGTTCTTTAACAGGGGATACAAGGGTTGAGGAAATAGCACTGGTTCAAATGCCAGCAATAGAACAGAATTTCATATATTTCACACAACAGGACTTTGTTGATTCAATTACAGATTATCCACAATACATTACCGATACTGCAATTAGAGCAAAGAAATGGGTAGATGAAAATGGATATGGTAGTTGCATGACCCCCGTTGGGAAACAAAGATTAAACCAATTAGCCAACAGGGAACCATTGTCTTTATTGACCTTGAAGAGAATGAAAGCATTTGGTTCAAGACATAAGAAAGATTGGGAAGCATCTAAATCATTTGAAGATGGATGTGGATATCTTGCACTTGCATCGTGGGGATTTGAACCATCAACTTATGAACAGGTTATGAACTATTTGGATAGGGTAATAACCCGTGAAGAAATGGCAACAGTAGGACCAAGAGGTGGGATTAACCCATCAAAGAAGGCACCAAAGTCAAACACACCAAATAAGAACCCACAAGGTGAAGGTTCAGCAAAGGGTGATGCATCATCAACTCGTGGAGCAGAAGTATCCAAAGCGGTAGAAGAAATACTACAAAACAAGAGTGATGACTTTAATGAAAAATACAAAGACAAACTTGGATATGGTGTAAATCTTGGTATGTTAAAATCAGTTTATCAAAGGGGAGTTGGAGCATACAATGTATCCCATTCACCAGCAGTTAAGAGTAGTCAACAATGGGCTCTTGCCCGTGTTAATGCGTTCTTATACATAGTTAAGAATGGTAGACCCCAAAATCCAAAGTATACCACAGATTATGACTTACTACCAACGAAACACCCAAAGAAACAGGATAATATGGATGTTGATGTATCTAATCTACCACCTTACAACAGTTATCCAACAGGTGATACCAAGAATGATATGTTGATAAAACCAGTATTGTTTGTTGAAAGAAATCCTGGTGAAGATAGAAGTGATTACATTAACAGATGTACTGAATACCTAATTACCAATGAAGGTAAATCACCCGAACAAGCCTATGCCATTTGTAATTCAGAAGCAGATGAATACTCCATCGGACAAAATGTCAGTTTTGATTATGATGATACATTAAACACACCAAGAGGTAGGGGACTTGCATTGTATGAATTACAATCAGGTTCAAATGTGTATATCATTTCAGCAAGGGGTAATAAAGAAACAATGTATCCAATCGCAGATGAACTTGGAATACCCCATAGTAAGGTATTTGCAACAGGTTCAAATAGATTGAAGATACAAAAGATTAAGGAGTTAAGAATTGATAAACACTATGATAACAATGAAGATGTAATTGATTCATTGGGTTCAGTTGGTATTCAATTTATGTGTCCTTGTTTGGATGAGTTTGCTGAAGATGTTAATCTTGATGTATATGGTTATATGACAAAGTATTTCCAAATATGTCCTGGAGCACAGAAAACATTTAAAGATTTAACATCAATTGATAATGATGAAGATACCATTGGTATGATTAGAAGTGCGGCTGTTGTTGCAGATTCAATCTTTAAAATTGAAGATGATGTTATTAAATCAAAAAGTGCGACACAATCACAATTACAAGAAGCAATTGTATTAGTAGATGATTTCAAAGATATAATCAATGAAATTAGTAAGATTACAGGTGTAATACACGATGTATCATATATGGACAATCATATTAGAACAATCGGTTCTTATATCACAAAAGGACAAGATTTTACAATGATTGGATTCATTGATGGTGAACCAGTATTCACAACACCTGAAGAAGCCGAATTATATGGTCAATCGGAACACGGATGTTCAGGACATCATAAACACCAAGATGAAGATGGTAATACCGTTTATATGGGTTGTGAAATGCACCCTGAAAAGATGGAACAGGACTTTGGTGTTGATGAGTATTCACCAGAAGAAATTGAGGTTGTTAGAAACCTTTATTTCCTTAAAGAAAATGACTATGAAAAGTTTGAAGCGGTCATTGGTTCTATGAGGGGAGCAACAGAAACAGAAATAAAAAGAAGAAACCACAGAACCCCAACAATATATTTCCAATATCAAAGGGTATTATCGGGTTCACCTGATAGGGATTTCTGCACATCAATTGAAAACAGATATTTCCGTAGATTGGAAATAGATTTATTAAGGGATACCAACACAGAGTTTGGACACGAAAGACAACCATATTCAAAGTGGTTGTATAAGGGTGGTCCTAATTGTGTTCATGCTTGGCACAAATACTTGGTTCAAGGTAATGTAATATCAGACCAAGGCATGGCACCAGGAACACCTGGTATTCCACCAAAACAATTACCAAACAATGGTTACTACTCACCTGAAACAAAAAGAAAGAGTGAGGTGGCATACATCATATCACAACAGGGAATGTCCAAGATGGGATTTAAATCTGATGATGAAAAAAGAATGGTGTATTCTCCACTAATGATACCTAATATTCTAATACCAAGATTGGATGATAACAATGAAAAGTATTTTGTTAGATTCACACCACAGGTAATTGAGAAAATCCAAAATCTTTATATGATTGAAAAGAGATTGGATAAGACAAACTATGAACACACTGAAAACAAAATGGAAAGTGTTGTAATGGTTGAGAGTTGGATTGTATCAGGGGAATCAGACAAAGCCTATGAATTAGGTTTTACAAAAGATAATGTACCAATGGGAACTTGGATGGCAGGTTTCAAAGTATTGGACACAGAAGAAGGAGATTACATTTGGAATGAATTTATCAAGAAGGGTAAAGTAAAAGGGTTTAGTGTTGAAGGAAACTTTATCATGAACTTTTCTGCTCAAAATAATGATGAATATTTATTACAAGAAATCATAAACATAATAAAACAAATAAACGATTAAAATTATGAACGCAGCACAAGCAATTGATAATATCGTAAAAATGTTAGGATTACAATTTAAGAAAGAGACCTTTAAATCTACTTTCCTTGTTGATGGAACCACAGAGGTAACAAACAACATGGAAGATGATTTTCAACCAGGTCAAAGCCTTTATATTGTAAAAGAATCCACACTTGCACCAGCACCCGAAGGTTCACACGAAACAAGAGAAGGTGTTGTTATAACCCTTGATTCAGAATCAGTTATTATTTCCGTATCCCAAAAAGATGGTGGTAATGATGCAGAGGTTGAACAGGAAGCAGGTAAAATGATGGACTACACGGAAGCAAAAGATTCACAAGGTAATACTTTGGAATCAACAACTTTTGATGTTGGTGAAGATGTATTCTTGGTTAAGGAAGATGGTAGTAAAGAACCAGCACCTAACGGAGAACATCAAGTAACCTTAAAGGACACCAGTGGGGACGAAGTGAAAATCAGGATTCAAGTTTTAGATGGTAAAATTACTCAAAGAGAAAATGTTGAGGAAATGATGAAACCAGAAGAAATGAATACTGACTTTTCAAAAGACATTGAAGATATCAAATTATCAATTAACAACCTACTTGAATTGGTTGGTTCTATGAACGGAAAATTCAAAACAGAGTTAAACTCATTAAAAACCGATTTTGATACATTCAAAAAGTCACCAGAAAGAAAAGCAGTAGAAGAAAAGAAATCTTATACTCAATCATTTTCTGATTACAAATTGGATATAATTAAATCATTAAGAAAATAAACTAAAAAACTAAAAATTAAAAAAATGGAAAATAAGAAAAAATTGTCATTTAACTATGACTTAACAAATCTTCCAACCTTCAATTCATACGGTTCTGATATGTTGATTAAAGCAATCTTGGGATTGACTTTACCAAGATACGCATCATTAAGAATTAACTTGAAAGGAACAACTGAAAAAGTTGGTTTCGTAACTAACGATGTAATCCTTCAAGATATGAGTTGTGGTTTTGACCCAACAGGTGCAACAACACAAAACCTTGTAACTGTGGACCTATGTAACAAAAAGGTTAACCAACAATTGTGTCCGTTAGCGTATTAAATTAAGCGGACATTAAATCGGGTGAATTGCTGGAAACTCTGGAGACAGACAATCAGCAGCCAAATCTACGAAGTGAATAAAAGTAGTAGAGAGGTTCAACGACTAACAGGTGAGTATCACATACAATAACCCTGACACGAGCGCCCGACACCGATAAAAAGGTGATGATATAGTCTAATCACTACGAATAATCGTAAAAAAATGTAGTGAAGGTAAGGATAAAGAGCCATACCGATAATAAAAATGACGATTTGTACGATACATACTTGAGTCAATCATTAACGAATGCAAACTTTCAGGAATCAGTTCCTTTTGAAGAGGTTATCTTAACAGATATTTCAAACAGAATTGCTAACCAAGTTGAAAAACAATTGTGGAATAACACAACTGCAACAGGTGCAACAATCTACAACAATGCTTGTTTCAATGGTGTTGGAGCGTTGATTACATCAGGTAATGGTGCAACTCAAATCGCTTATTCAGCAGCAACATCTTCAAATGGTCTTGATGTCTTTACACGAATCTACGAAAGCATTCCTTCAAATGTATTACATTTGGATGACTTGGTTATTTACACCTCATACGCTAACTATAGGGGTCTCGTAAGTTCCATGAGGAACAGTAGTTTTGTG